GAAACAGGTTATGCACTAGATGGGCAGTATTATGGGCAAAAGTGTTCACTAGTAGCAGTTAGGCAGCCAATGATTTCGTCTGACATAACAAGATACAACTTCCATATGGGGTAAAATAGCAATATGAAGTGGCTTCAGTTCGGCGGTTCAAACACGGCATATATAAACACAGGAGTAGTGCCAAAGAGCGGTTATACCATAACGACGACAGTGCGTTCAGACCAGCCAGCGACGTGTGGTCTGTTTGGCAGTAGGGCAAGCGATGGGGCGACAGACTGTCTAGACTGCTATTTGATAACAGCTGATAATGCAGTCACGTTCCAGTGCGATTATGGCGGTAAAGGGTCAGTTATTAGTATACCGAGGCGGACATGGGACTTATCAATGAAAGTATACACAATAACCGTGGCTAGAACTAGCGATGTGAATGGAGTTACATACCAATCTAACCGCAATAACACCAATGGGACATACCCCTGTTATATTGGAACGGTCAATACAGCTAATTCGTCTGATGGCAGGAGGGGTAATGTGGACTTTGGCGAGTTCATCATTAGAGATAGTAACGGCAATGACGTGTTCCATGGGTATCCTGTGGAGCATGGTAGCACAGAGTATTCATCTACCCCAGCACCAAGCAACTGTATGTGGGACTCTGTCAGCAGAAGCTACAAACAGAAATCTGGCGGTGATGGCATCCTATGGATAGACGACGACTCAAAACTTACAGATACAGGCAACGCAGTTAAGCTAAACACAGCCGATTATGGCATGAAAGTGCTATTCGACGAGGACAGCCGAGTGTTCAACATGAATAGTAAGTATAGGTTATTGGGGGCGGATATAACGTCTACCACGTCACAGTTCAAAACCTATGATTTGACTATTGCAGGTGATGCACCAGAGCCGTCGCTTAAGTGGGACGCTTACGTATACGATAACCAATACCATATATCATACGATTACCCAGAAAAACAGTCGCTAGCTATCAATACAGGTCTACCCAGTGACACTCTAAAGGTTATCACTATCGATTGGGACGAAGTTAAGACCAATATGGGCGGTGCTAGGGGTCATGAGTATTGGAATGGCGACACTGGGACTAATGTAAACAGCTATGTAGTGCCAAATAGCGTTACAGTTGGCACAAATTACGTAAACAACGCAAGAACAGCCACAATTTACGTCGATGGCACAATGAATAAGACACAAGTTCTAGGCATAACAGGTTGCGACGCAGTGTTCCCAGCTATAGGCGATATCAATTCTGGTCAACCGACATGGAACATGAGTTGGGATGGATTACCCATAGGAAATATTGGTATATCAATATCATTTGATAGCAATGGAGTATTGCGCGTCTACACCAGCATGTTTGTATCGCAGATGCAGAGAGCTTACCGTGACCCAACATATGGATTCTGGTGGGAAAGTAGAGCTTATGGTTGGCTATGGCTAACTGGGTTCACGTTCAGGGTGTCAATATTAAATACCCCATACAAGATATAATGTAGTTATGGACTGGCAACAGCGTATACAAGATGCTCAAAGATATGTCGACCAGACTTATGCGTCGTATAATCAGGCGCATCAACAGTCGCAACAGACAATGAACGACTATAATCAGTCGTTTGCTAGTAATCCTAACTACCAGACCATTTATGACCAATACAAAAAGCAGTATACGGAGTCTGCCGAGCTTGCGAAAGACAAAAGCTCATATGAAAAAGCAAAAAGTCTGGTAGATTCGATTAAAACGCAGATTAATAACCTATCTACCACTATTAGCCAACGGTTCGGGGGAACTGGGCTAACCCAGCAACAGCGTGACAAGTATAAAGAGCAGCAATACAACCAGCTGAACCAGATGTTCACGCAATACGGTGCTGATTACCAGGTAAAGTTCGAGAATTACCAAGACAAGGTTGATAAGGCGTTTAGCCAAGCACTAGACGTCGCGAATAAGCAATACGACAGCTACTGGGACAACGCAAGACGAAAGTTCAGCGTATGGCAACAATCATTGCAGAACGAAAACCAGTGGAAGGACTTTGCGTCGAGTGCTGATGTTCAATTATTCATGTTGCAGAACCAATATGCGTCATGGAAGATACAGCAGGATTACATGCAAATGGTGCGTGAGTCTGAGGAAAGACTAAATCAGATAGCTGAAGTGTCGAGGCAGAGACAATGGAATATCGAGAAGTCATATGCTGATTCTGCAGTAGCTAATAAACAAGCACTAGCCAGTAGAGCCAAAGCATACAACCGTGACAGGACGGCACTAGCCAATGGGCAACTATCACACAAGGAATATTACAACCGAGTCGCTAGCGGTGCATATAGTGGGGTAATTTAGACGCCGATTATAAGAGATGCCGTGGTAGTATAGTAATAAGAAGACAAGGAGTATATATGGATTTTAACAATCGTATATCTAACGCCAAGAATACAGCCAACTCTAGCTACCAGACATATAACGAGTATAAGCAACAGGCAGATGCTGCAGGCAATAAGTTTAATCAGCAGTTCGACCAGCGCCAAAACTATGGCGATATTTACGATGCTGCACGTGGCAAGTATTACAATACTGATGAAATCAACGCTGCGCGTGACCAATACCAAACAGCGCGAGATGCAGTCGACCAGCTTAACGCTACAATTAGTAGATTACCAGAATCGATAAGACAGCAATATGGCGGAACTGGACTGACTGAGGCACAACGACAGCGCGCGTTACAATCGCAGTATTCAGCCAACAACAACACATACAACATGCTGAATACTAACTACCAAAATGCAATGCAGGATTATAACGACCTTGCCAACCGTGCAATGCAAGAAGTACGAAACGTCGCATCTGGAAACTATCAGTCGCAAGAAGACGCCCTAAACTCACTGCAGAATGCATGGAATACGCTTCTTAGCCAACGTAACACTGCATACCAGCAGAACCAGACTGACCGCGGCTTACTGGCTGACCAGTATGGTGCTAGGGACAATTGGCAACTTGCACAAGACCAGATGGCACTAGAGAGATGGAAAGAAGAGCAGGCTAATGCACGTGCTGCTGCTGATAGGGCATCACAGCTTAACCTACAAAAGTACTTAGCTAATCTAGATGCTCAGCAGCAACCACAATATACACAGCCAACTAACGACTACCAGACGTATTCAGCGCTAAAATCACCAACGAGAAAGCGTAATACTAACATTTTTGGTGGCGAGAAGGGCTATGGCAAAAACGGTAAGCCACTAAATAACGCTTGGGACGCCATTAAGAGCTATGGACCACTAGCAGCCATAGGCGGAGGTTGGTTGTGGTATTAGGGAGGATATATGTTTGATTGGCTATTCGGTTCAAAAAGACAGACTAATTACGATGATACTAGTAGTAGATATAGGGATTGGCAAAAGGCTAATTCGGCAGCTAATGAGTATTACGCCAATAATATTGCCAATGCGGATTGGAACAGCTTGTCGGATGAGGACAAGGCTAGCAGGACAGCAGAGTTCAATAAGCTAAACGACCAGCGTAATGCGTTAGGTAACAACTACCAAAACATGCTAGATACTTACAACGCCGAGAACCAATACTACAAAAACAAGCCATTTGGCGATGGGATAATCGGTTCTTTCTTAAACCCAATTGCACAGACTGCTTCGGCAGCGGCAAACCTAGCAGGTGGCGGATATAGCAAGAACAATCGTGACTGGGTTAGCGACCTAGGAGCGGCTGCAGAGACAGCCCTAAACTTTGTCCCAGGTGCTTCGGCACTTAAATCAGTTAATGGCGCTACTAAGCTAAGCAAAGGTGCTTTAGCGCTTAATGCATTGACAGGCGCAGGTGCTAGTATGGCAGATGCGTATAGGCAGGGCGGTAAAAATACCGACCTCAACGACGCCATTAGCCAAGCAGGTACAGGTGCATTATTTGGTGCAGCAGTTCCAGCTGCAATCGGATTAGGTGGCAACTTTGTGAAAAATAGGGGAGGTTGGCGCAACATGCTACCTCAAAGTAAGTTAGGAAAAGCTTCACTGATTGGAGGCGGTCTATATGGCGGTAGCAAGCTATTAGGAGGTAGTGGAGTTCTCCCACAGGGACAGGCACAGGAACAGCAACCGTCTGACCAAGACTTGTATAATTACTATATGATGACACAAGGAGGATACTACTAATGTTCGGCGGAATACTAAGCAGGTTACTAGGCAATAGTGCTGATGATGTGGCTAGGACGGCTGCTACTAAGACAGCTACTAATTTAGCTACAGACGCAGCAACTAATTATGCTGATGATTTGGCGAGAGCTGCTACAACTGTGGCTACTAGACCATCAGCTAGCACTTTATCGAATATTGGTAGTCAAGTATCCAATAAGTCGAGCAATGGTCTATTTAGCCGAATGATGAATAGAATTGCCGATGTGGCAGAGGACGCAGGCAATACGGCACTAAACAGCGGTCGTAGTGTTACTAGAAAGGGCATGCGTGAAGCAGGCAAGGGCGCCAAGGACAACATTGCTAACATTTATCGTCGAACTGGTATTTCAGACCCCACTAAGCAGGCTGAATTTGGTAAGACGCTAACTGGCGGTAAAGATTCTGTGTGGGACAAAATTACCGATAACTTGCGAAAAAATACAGACGTGTTGGATAATGTCGACTTTAGTGGGATGGCTGACGAAATCAGCCCTATCATAAATAGCTTTCCAACTGCAATTCGAGACCGAATAGATAAGATGAATCCAGAGCAGATGGCGCGGGTATTCAAGTCTGAGGGTAATAGATTATTGAGAACAGCTAGCCCTACTACAGGGCAAACTGAGCTAGCCAAGATGATGCTAGACGCTGGCAATAAACTAGACCGTGGTATTGATGAGGCAGTCGACCGTGTCCTACCAGGAGCAGTGGACAATGCATATACTGAGTATGCCAATGAAGCTAGGCGTCTAGCGGGTCAAGCTAGACTGGACGGTAATACTGGGTTTATGAAAGCATACGACAGACTAGCCAACCAAGTCGAGGCTATACCAAAGAATGAGCGTAGCATTCAAAATTTGCGTTCGCTTAAGAGCGACTTTGTGACAGCCAATAAGTTAGAGGACTTATCAGACCAAGCACAGGGAGGAGGCTCTCTAACCAATGCCATTAGAGGCGGTGGTCTATTACCTAAAGGTATAGCTAATACAATTGATGCAGCAGTAGGAGTGCCAGCACAGGCTGCAACTAATAAGATTGGTGCAGGATTGATTAAATCGGCTGACGCATTGCGTAACCCAGCTACTCAGGATACTATTAAAAAAGTAGCTATGGCAGGAGGCGGTCTAGCCGCTTTATCTGCACTTAATGGTGGAAACCAAGACCAGTCTACAACCGCAGGGGCAATGAGTATCCCAACAGGCGATGCGTCGACATTAGGCAGCAATGCAATGGGTCTAAGAAGTGGGGCAGATACAGTATCGCCCAGGTCAGGTATACTAGGTAATTCGCCCATGGAAAACGCAACTGGTGCAGGGTCTGGTGGTTCAAGTGACAAGATTGCAGGATATACTAGAGGCGACCTAGAGAATGCATATGTATCAGCGTTAATGGACGGCAACTCAGACGCAGCAGACGCTATAGGAAATATTATTGATATGCTTAATGCCAATTATGAGCGCAACGCCGACTCGCAGTCTAGTTCAAGTTCAGGTGTCGATGCTAAAACGCAGAATGCCGTTAATAAAGTTAATACTCTATTGGGTCTATACCAGCAAGCAGGCGGTGGTCAAGGTTGGGGCGGAACTCTGACCAATCTACTTAATACAGTTACGGCAGGCAAGGCTAATCCAGCTGCTAGTGCTTATGATTCACAGCGTCGAGCAGCAGCTACAGCATTAGCACGTGCAGGCGGTGATACTGGTGCATTATCTGATGCGGATATTAAATCATATATGGAGATGTTACCAAGCGTTACCGATAGCAAGCCGTCTGCCAATCTTAAGATTCAAGCCATTTATAACATGTTAGGAGTTTAAGTATGTATGGTGGCGTCTTATCTAAACTACTAACTAAAGCAGCAGATAATCAGGCTGACGATGTTGGCAGGGCAGTAGCTAGAACAGCACTAAAAGATTATGCCGACACGTCTAAGTTAGTTAAAAGCATAGACAACGTCGCACAAAACCGTCGTAGCCAATTTCTAGAGGCGTTAGATAGTATACAACCAAAGCAGACCGATAGATTAGCCGAGTTCGTAACTGGGGTTAATAATGGTGATTACGACAACCTTATATCTACTATAGAAAGACCAAAAAATCAGAAAATGCTATCTAGAAAAGGAGGTATAAAGCTATCTGCTGTATCCGACATAGCAGATAGTATGGACAGTACTAATGTTTACAGACAGCAAAGACAATTAAAAAATAGGTACGACGACTACTCCAATACTGCAAAAAATAGTCAAGCTAATAAAGAATATGAGAACTTAATAGGGCAGTTAGAGCAGAACAAAAAACAACTGGACAATCTATACGATAGAAAATATCTAGACCAGATGGGCATTCACCAGCAGGTTATGGACGAAGCCAGAGCCAATCTGGCTAAGCAATATGGTGAGCCAGTGTTCACTAGTGACTTTGGGTCTATGTATTTCAATGATGGCAATGGTGGTCAGATTAGATTATCAGACCACCAGATACCGCAGACCGCATCTAGGGATTATTACCACGACCTATACGGCGATAAATACAGCAGAGAGATAGTAATACCGTCATTCGACAATCGACTAAATCTACAGCAGTATAGCGACGTAATATCGCCAAAAACAATACAACGAGTACAACAGTTTAGTCAGCCATATGCAGACAAAGCAAGCAGGATATATTCTAATATATCCAACCTTAAGAGTCAGTTGCAGAATAAGTTTAATAATCAGTCACCAGTTATGACATATCAGCAATATATAGATAGTTATAGATAAAATGGCGAGTGTTTTAACGATTATATGTGCTATATTATGAAATATAAGGAGTAATAAGGAGTAAATATGGTATTTACAGACCGAGTTAAGGATATTACCTATAACGAGATTCTGCCGTCTATCGTTGACTTCGTAAACAACAGCAACATCTTTACGGCACGAGTCACTAGCAACCCTAAGAACTGGAAGGGTGTAACTATCGACCAGCCAATTCGTATCGCTAATTCTAATACTGGCGGTTCATTCGATGGTCTAGACCAGTTCGACACTTCGGCAACTAATAACACGCGTAGCATGAAGTGGTATGTCAAGGCATACGAGCAGTCAGTAGTCGTTCCTGGCATTGAGAAGGCGGTCAATGGTAATAGCGAAAAGCAGGTTCTGTCTCTAGTTAGCGACCGAATGGACGAAGCCATGATTTCATTGGCAGATGCTATTGGCACGTTACTTTATGGCTATGGCACTGGCAAGGATATTGAGGGTCTAGGTCTAATCGTCGATGATGGAACTGCTACTAGTAGCTATGCAGGCTTAAGCCGTGCAGATATTCCAGCATTGAATGGCGATGTAACTGCAGCTGCTAGTGGTCAATTGACTCTGGATACAGTGTCAGGTTCGTTTGACAACGTGTCGGCAGCAGGTGCAGGTCGTGAAGCCCCAACAATTGCTATCACTACCAAAGCAGTCTGGAGTCTATTTGAAAGTCTGTTGCACAAGGATGGTATATTGCAGGCTAAATACGATGCGACCAGCATTAGCGGTTATAACCGTGTGTCAGGCAAGACACCTAAGGGGACAAGTGTTCCAGCACAAGCTCTTAAGGGTGCATTCGGCGTAGACGCCATTAGCTATCGTGGTAAGCCAGTTGTGGCAGACGACAAATGCCCAGACGGCTATTTCTACTGGCTAAATGAAAACTATATCGAGTTCCGTCGTCTATTGTCACCAGACCTGACTAGCGTGTCTACCAAGCCGAAGGTAACTGAGGGCGCTTACAGCGACAACAGCGACCAAGTGCCATCATTCTTGCAAATGCGCGATTTCCTATCCCCAGTCAATCAGTTTGGCGAGATTGGCGCATTGATTGTCATGGGCAACTTAATCTGCCGTCAGCCACGACGTAACGCCGTCATCACTGGTATTACAACTATCGCTTAGCAGATTGCACGATAAGAATAGCCCCTTGCACAGCAGGGGCTATTTATTTTTCCAATGCGATAGCCCGAAAGTGGGGTATTATCGTATTGTATGGGTTATCGTCGAGTGGCAATGAGTCGTAGGAAGCTCATAGAGTCTTATTACGAAAACGGTGAAAAGCAATCACTGAGGCATGTAGCCAATAAGTTAGGAATAGCCCCTAACACTGCTAGAAATTGGCTAATTAGATTCGGCATTTACGATTCGAAAAGAAAAAACAACAGTAGTAGATAGGGTATTGACTATGCATAACCGTTGTGCTATACTGCATAATGTAATCAAAAGATTACATAAAAATTAAACGAAAGGAAAAAAATGTTTAGCAAAAAAGAAATCGCAAAAATTAAATCACAAATGCAAGGCATGACACGTAATGAACAAGTCTATTTTGCCAAACTAAAACAGGCTGAGAATGAATTCATCAAAGCTAAGAAAGAACTGGCACAGGCTAAGAAGAACTACAAGAACGCTAGACAAAACGCCAAGACAGAAAAACAGTGTGAGGAACTAGACGAAATAATCAAGAGTCTAAAATAGGCTTATCCTTATAGTAAATAACTAAGTCGTCGTGTGAATCGTCTGGTAAATCGAACCGATAAAGTAGGTCATCAAAATTGGTGACCTCTTTATTTATTAAGTCCTCATCACACAGAACTCTATATGCTATTGGGTAGCAGAATACATTTAGAGTTTGGGCTATTAATTGTCGCAGTTCATCACGGCAACCTTCGTCAATAAGACCATCCTTGATACTGGCAATCGCATAATCTAGACCAGCTGCCATACTGAGTGCGTTAATAATTAATCTTGAACTGTAGTTATTAACTATTAGGCTTTTATATCCGTCGCTCATTAGCTGTTTGTTCATTTCTGGTGAACTCATCGTCGACCTCCTTTATCATTCCATATTCTTTAGCTTCATCTGGGTAATACGCTATAAAATCGTCATTAGGCGTTCCGTCTGTATTCCATGGTTGGATTAGTTCATGACGGTGCTTATCGATATCACGTCTTATAACGTTGTCAGTATTGATGCTAGCGACACTATCATCAATAATAGCGGCATCAGGTCTATTGTTGTCATAATAAACCTTGCCATTAATTATTGTCAGCCCAGCCATACTTCGACCCATTTTTTATTTCTTCATAATGCTCTGACCTTATCTGGTCAGGAGATTTTGGTTTGATAACATGCTTACTCGCAGTCGTAGGTTCTAGACCACGGTTTCTAGCCGTTTCGAATGGGTCAGTTACCATGCCTTTGGAGTAAGTCCATGGATTATTCATTTTATCCAAATCAACGTATATGTCGCAAAATATGCTATATATTTTGTAGAGTGCAAAGGCAATCATAGTAACGGCTATAGCAATTAATGCAACGACGATAAATATTAGAGTTATCATTCCATATCCTCCTTAAATGGCAATGCAACAGTAATACTTATAAGTTGCGACGCAGCACTGTGAGCGTTAATAACAGCTTCCTTAATAGCTTTAGCACTATCTAATATACCCAATTCCCTCATATTGCCAGTCTTACCAGTTAGAGTGTCGATACCATCTGTCTTAGGGCGGTCACTATAGTTGTCATCACCTGTTAGGATTCGGTATGGCGTGTATAGATAATCAAGACCTAGTTCACTGGCGATATTTCTAAGTTCCACACCACCACCCAAGCATACACCCTCTGTTTGGGCGGTTCTAACAGCACACACTGCATCGTCCACCCTTAAGCGTAGGTCGTGGCGTTCGACATCTGTAGCAGCACCAACTGATATCCTAGACGTCTTGCCTGTCAGCATCTTGCGTCTCTTATCGTCTGTTATGTTAGCTACATAATCATCTAGCCCTTCGGCGTGAGTGCCATTCAACACTGTTTCGTTCATAGTGATGTAAGCGTTATCGATACTGCCAGCATCTTTATCGACGTCGAATTCATCAGCCCTACCTGTGAATGGCTTAGTGTTGCAATAGAATGCAACGTCATTAATAAATTCGTCACGGTTATTAGATAATGGTGCGACTACAGCAATATCTAGTTTTCCAGATAGCTTATTAGATACGATTGTTTCTAGAGCTTGCCCTGATACATCAGCAATTAGGACTATACCACGCTTACCAGCCCTTACCAGTCGGTCAAGGATAGGCAAAATATCGTCATTCCTCGTGACCTGCTTTGGGATAACGACAACGTATGGGTTGTCATACACTGTCTTAAGCGATTGTAGGTCTTTCGCTAACGCAACAGCCGTAAGACCACTCTTAAAGCTAAGACCTTTGATAACATCTACATCGATTCTAGGTTCTAACTGTTCTACCACTGTTACAGAGCCATTATCGCCAGCTTGTTGCACAGCATAAATGACGCCTTCGGCAATAGAATCACTGCCAGCACTTACTAGGGCTACATTACGCAAGTCATCAATAGTCGGATTAGCAATCTTATGAGCATCGATTAAATTAATAATGCGAGATACAGCCATTGACATTTCTACTTGCACCTTACGAATTGGCGAACCTTCATTAACCCTATTAGACCAGTAGCGGTAGGCACAACACGCCAGCAGTATGGTTAACGTCGTGGCGTCACCAGCATTGGCATCAGTCTTAGAACTGGCTTGACGGATAATCGACACAGCAGCGTTACTGATAGCATCGTCTAGCACCAATGAGGCAACGTTAGTGATACCGTCATGCGAAACAGTCGGTTCACCATATCTGCTTTCAATCAGGACATTGCCGCTATTATTGCCATAAGCAGATGTAGCGACCAATTCTATGCAATCAACCCCATGTGCGATTCTATCCAATAACTCATCACCATGGATTACATTTCTAACTAAGTTACGCTTAGGCATTGTGACCTCCAATCTTATAACCCATTATTTTAGCGACGGGGACAAAAACATATTCATTACCATCGCCAATGATTGGTTCTGTAGATTCGTAATCCTTGAAGTAGACAACACAGCCAATATTACTAAACAATATATCGCCGTTGGGGCTATCGTCATTTATCGATATCAATTGACCACGATTGTATTGTTCATATTTCTCTTTCGGAGTAGATAGCCCTGACTCGTATTTATCGACTAGTCTTACTAGCGCATATCCCTGGCATGGGCATAACTCGCAATCATTCATGTTACCTCCTTGTTACTATTAGTAATAATAACATAAAAGACCGCCGTATTCTAACGGCGGTCAGGAGGTACGGGGATTGGTTAGACCAACATGCGAGAAACCCCAATTAGATTATATACTATCTAGGCGCCAGCAACTGTGCCTTCATCAACACGTGCCCAGAAATAGCTACCATTTGGAACGGCAACCTCAGCGACACCTACATAGCTACCGCTAGCGGATTTGGTCATTCCGTTAAATTTATTGACAGCAACACTGACTGACGTTGATTTGGCTACAGCTACATCAAGCTTATCAGCAAGGCTAACAGTGCCATCCTTGGTAATACCATTCACTAGGTATTCGGCACCACTAATAGTGGCAACGCTATCCTCAAACTTTGGCAAATCGGCATCGGTTGCGGTAATAGCAGTGGCGATAACCTGTGTGCCAGGATTGTAGGCAGCTTCGGTGTTACCAGTCTTGGAAGCAGTAGTCGGTGCAGCTAATTTGTCGCCAGCAGCTAGAGCAGCACCTGCTTTAGCATAGCGATAAATTCGACCATCGGCAGTCATTGCATACTGACCGATAACTCCCTGCTTATCAGTAGTTACGTCGTGGATATCTGTGGCAGTTAATACATTATTTACGTTTGCCATAATTCCTCCTTATGTTATTACAAATTTATCGTATCACAGTACTACCGTATTAAAGTTGCCATTGTGCAATTCTCTATTCTATATAGATTTAAGTAATTTTTTAAATACTTTTATTCTATATAGAATAGAATATGCTTTATATTTCTAACCGTTAGTGATATTATTTAGTTAGCTATAAGACTCTAAATGGGTATTGTAGTTGGGTAGTTTAAGTGGTAATATAGAAGGTAGCAATACCCAAAATTGCACACCTCCTATTTACCCAACGTAGGAGGTATTTTTGATGCTTGACAAAAAAAGAATTAATACAATGAGAAAGAGACTAGGCAGTGCTTCTGACCTAGTGAATAACGACAGCTACCTGCCACGAGCTAGACGAGTGCAGATGGACGTTACATCAGAAGAGTTCGACGCGATATGCAGACTGGCAAGACAAGCAGACAATCCGCAACACTATTTCATGCGTTTAATAGCTAAAGATAGGCTAGAATCAACCCTTAAGCACGTAAGACGGCTACTGAATCGTTCTGTGGAAGTTATTAGGTATGTTGCTAAGAATATCCGCAATACTAACTCAAGATGGTTAGGATGGGTCGCTGATATGGTTGCAGACGCCAACTACTCGATGGCTGATGTAGTTAATATGGTAGACTTATCTATTAATAAAAAACACCCAGATAGATATTTAGTCGGAATTTTAAAGAGAGGATATGTAAATGGTCAATTATAAGGTCGTATGGACAGACTTATCAGACAATAATAGATTCAAAGTATATAAGACTCTAGACGAAGCAGAGCGAGCAGTGCATTATTTGCGTAAGAATAAGGCTAATAACATTGATGTTATAGCGATATTTTACAGTAGTGGCGACGGGTTATCCACAGCTTTTCCACAAAAGTAGCCAATAGGGCTTGACTCAATACAAGCGGTTATGTATAATACAACCATAGACATAACAAAGGAGGAACGGTCTATGGATTACAATAACATGGTGAAAGTAACAATTAACAAAAAAGCAAAGGTAGTTTACATCAGCAATAGCTTTCACGATGAGTTTTTCAATAACGATTTCGTCGAGATTGTACTTTGCTACATTTCAGGCAATACAATTAAGCACTGCACTTGCTCAACTCTAGCTGGAAAAGATTTATCAAGCATGGGAATTGAGGTTGGGAAAGTAGTAGACGCCGAGTTCCAAGTTAAATATGACAAGGACCCGATTTATGTAAGTATGATTAACGGCAAGGAGATTCACTGAGATGGCAAAGCTAAGCAAAAAAGAACTAAAAATGATTGATGTAGAGGCAAAGCAAAAAATCGCAGACGAGCTACAGGGACTAAGACAAGCTATCGAGGATTTGCGAGACTTAACATATAACGTCTTGGCAGATAATGGTGTTATAGACGATAGCTATTTGCCAGACTACATGAAGATGCCAGACTTAAGCTTTATGAATGCAAATGTAAACAAGGGAGGGGCTAGCGATGGACAAAGGCAAGCAAAGGGTCGTAGATAACGCCCTACTGGCACAGCTAAAGAACCCATTTCCTGTCGATAAAGTAAAATTCAGGGTTGGCGCAACAAGCGCTGACAAGAGCATGGCAATCGCCCTTGCATATATCGACAGCCGAGATGTTCAGAAACGGTTGGATGAAGTAGTTGGAATCAGCAACTGGCGGTCGAGAATGGAACGCTTCGAAGGTGGATTCATTTGCACAATAGATATCAAGATTAATGGCGAATGGGTGAGCCGTTCAGACGCCGCAGGAGATACACACGTTGAGCCAATTAAAGGCGGTGCGTCTGATGCACTAAAGCGCGCAGCCGCCCAGTGGGGAGTAGGTCGCTACCTATATTATTTGCCGAATCAATGGGTGAGAACTAAGAAAATCGGTCGAACTGTCGTGCTAGCCGAAAAGCCAAAGCTACCACAATGGGCAATGCCACAAGCTAACTTAGATAAATGGCTAGATAAGCTAGATGAAATGGCGGATTCTACTAGTGGGGCTGACGACTACCTATCGAGCAGTAGCATTGTTAACAGCATAGATAAAACAGTCAAAGAGGCAATGGATAGAGAAAAGGACAACCTTATTAAAAAGCTAAAGGAAGAATTGGGGAATGAAAGTAATTAATTTATCACAGACAGACGATAGAGAAGCTTGGCTAGACGAGCGACGACAACGTATCACAGGGACGAAATTTAGCACAGTTAGACCACTGAAGGCTAAGCGTAATGGGACTAACACACCACAAGGTTTCTGGGACTTATTGGCTGAATATGTGGCGGTAGCACCTACCGACATAAAGCCAATTGACAGAGGACACGACCTAGAGAATGTAGCTATCGGCGAAGCAACTGCAAAGTTAGGTATTCCATCTTGCAATGTCAACACAGACCCAGGGATGTGGACATCTGACAAAGACGATAAGGTTGCAGTTAGCCCAGATGGAGCAGAGAACGCCGATAAGATAACATTTGCGTTCGAGTGCAAGTGTCTGAGTAGTGGTAAGCACCTGATGTATATCGTTCACGATATTGTCGCTAAACACATCAATGACGACAAATTTATGTCTAAACTGCCAGATTGGTTAGTCGATGCATTGCCACCAATGGCAGACGTATACGACCCACTACTATCTGTTCCGCCAGAATATCAGTCGCAAGTTACGCAATATTTCACGGTTAATGAGGACTTGCAGAAACTATACTTTATTCTTTATGACGACAGAATAAGTATTGACGATTTCGTGTGTTACATTATCGAAATTGACAGAGCCGATGTAGGCGATAGAGCAAAAGAGCAGATGGAAATTTGCGAGCAACAGTTAGTCAAGATTAGACAGTTACTTAAGATGATGGTAAAGGGGATATAGATTAAAATACGTCGCATTGCGAGAGTATGTAGACGAAATGGAGGAAGAGCAAAATGACTGAGTTCGTATTAAAAAGGGACACACCGTTTTACAAGAAAGGGACTAGGTTCAGCGAAGATTCACTGCACAGAGGCGTAATTCTAAACGATGATTGCTTACCTGTCGCCAACCTCAATGAGCTAGAGAACCCAGGAGAATGGTTTGACACGGTTGACGACAGTAAGTCGAGTGACGACTATGTATGCCATATCATCACCATTAAGCGCAAAGACGTCGAGGAAATGACTTCTAAGCAGTATGAAGTATGCAAAGCTCAACTCGGAATGATTCGTGAATTATTAAAGCTTATTGTAAAAGGAGGTTTAAAATGACAATACCAGTGATTGACCAGAGCAGTAATGCAGAAGACATCAAAGTTAGGCGCTATGAAGTAGTTAAGAATAAGTGCTTAGCAAGAGACCCTAAGTACTACAGTAAGATTGGAGCTAAGGGTGGAAAGGCGCCTGGTGGTGCATTCAGCTACGACCATGACCTAGCTAGACGAGCTGCCAGTGAAAGATGGAGAAAATATCGTGAGCATAAGCTACACGTCGAGCAGGACAAGCCAGAACAGTAGCGGTGCTAGATGCCCAGAATGCCACTCTAATAAGCTTTTATACAATAAAGGCAGTATCATATGCCGAGATTGTGGACACAGCGTATATAAAGCCAAAAGACGCAATAAATATAACGCTAGCAAGCAGGTTGCACTAGATGGTATACGCCGTGACTCAAAGTTAGAGGCTAGAGTGGCTGATGAGCTATATTTTCTAAAGCGGTCTGGAGCTATAAAGGACTACGATAGTCAATATAAGGTAAAGCTCAATATATACGATAAAGACGGTAACGTTGCATTCGCAAAAAACTGGAAAGTAGACTTTAGGATTCACAATAACGATGGGACATATAAGCTATTGGAAGCCAAGGGGATTGAGGGCGACGACTACAAGTGGAAGCGAGATGTACTGATGAATGTGTGGCTAAAAGAGCACCCAGATTATACTTACGAGGTTAGAAAATAGTTATTTGTCCACAGTTCCACTACTGCAAACGAAAAATAATACGAAAGTACTTAAGAGGAAGTATTCAAAATGATTGTTAACAATAAACATAGAGACTTCGGCATTGCCGCTTGTGAAGGATGCGGTCAGCTGTTCATAAAAGATTGCAAAGAAGCCAGACATTGCAAAGATTGTCGATACGAAAGAAGAGGTGAGAGACGAAAAGCACATCTCCACCGCCAAGCAGAACGAGCTGGTATAAGTGTTTCGAAGTTAAAGAGGCTACATTACCAACCACATGCTACAAAAGGAGCTAAGAGACGAGCACTCAAGCGTGATTGTTACCGATGTGTCTGGTGTGGCTCGACTATAGACTTAACAGAAGACCATATTGTTCCAGTTCGCGATGGTGGTGAAGGTACAACAGACAATCTTAGAACGCTCTGTCTAAAATGCCATACTATGCTCAATGAAGTCGAGTCAATCGGCGGTAAAGTACAACTCTAGCAAGAAGAAGGTAACTAGTTATCCACAAGTTAGAAATTGTGAATAATAATACAAAAAGGTCTTGCAATTTAATATCGGTTATGTATAATGTAAATGTAGATAGTTCATTAATAATTTAGACCAACAACCAGTGCCGAAACGCCAACTTAGTCATAAGTGCTTTCCCGATAAAAGACATGTCTCTCTGGCGTGAGCCGTAACACAAATGTGTTGGCACTGGTGCATAACAAGTGCTGGGTTCAAGAAAACGTGGGCAGGAAGCGAGGAACTGCCCTATAAGCCAGATATTACCCCAAAGGTCGTATCTGGCACAGCTGGTGGGTATGCATACACTGTATGGTGTGCATAACTTAGTAATAAGTTGTGTTTTGAATAACCAACTAGCAGACAGGAGGAATATGAATAGGCGTGGTAGGCGTGGTAGGATAGCTAGCAAAACTAGCAAATTATCGCAGTTCAAAATATACTTCGAAAGTCTATAAGGAGGTATTAAAATGGATAATGAGCAAAAACCAGAAAAATGGCAAATGATACTGTGTGCCATAGGATGGATGCTGTTATTGGTAATAATAATGGAGTGCAGTTAAACGATAGCAACTCGCTAAATTAACGAAAGGAGTATCAATATGGCAGGAACAGTCGAAGGCGCCCTAAAAGCGGCGGCGACTAATATGGCGCTACACGGAGATGACTTCTACCACCGAATCGGTAAGAAAGGCGGAACTATTTCACGCGGTGGTGGCTTCGCGAGTAGCCACGAACTCGCCGTCAGAGCAGGTCGTAAAGGTGGCACGATTAGTCGCCGTGGGCCGAGCAAAAAGACACTGGCAAAGCGTGGACAGATTAAAAGCGAAGTCGCACCAAAGCCACGTAAAATCGAGGTCGAATACATCGAGGACTAAAATGCCGATTAAGCGAGAATTCACGAGTGAGCCGACGGCGATTGAGCTACCGTCATGGTATGAAGCTCGGCAAGCACGGCGGGCGAGAACAGAATCGCCGTATGTCGCCTGCATTGACGCGATTAAGTGCATGCTGACGCCAGACCAGTTCTACGGCATGTGCATCGGCACGGCGCTCAAATACATCTGGCGGTCGCAGGATAAGGGCGGAACGACTGACCTACAAAAAGCAATTGACTATCTCGAATGGGCAAAGGAAGCACTAAATGAGACGCAAGAGACGGACGACGGCGAATACTAAGCGGTCAAAGCTAAATAAATAGGGTATTGCAATAAATAGCCCTTATAGGATATTGCCAGCCAGTATCCGACGACGATATTGCAATATATCGTCATACCACATTACACAACGCCCTGTGCTACTAATGGCGTAATCGTCCCAGCACAGGGCTTTATTTAGTCATAGATTGTGATATAATCGTGTTGGAGTAATCCATAGACAATAGCAGATAAGCCCACCCTGTCTGCTATTTTTTATTTACGCTATTGAGGTTATAATTAGAACATGAGTAACAGTGGTCAGTCGAGTACAAAGCAAGTCAATTACAATAACAACCCAACAGGTAAAGGTGGATTTGGCGACCACCCAGAACACAGGAATAATGGGGCATGGAAAAAGGAGAGGACTCCACGGGGGAGGCTAGAAAGGCTTATCAATGATATCGGATATGACGAAGCAATGAAGCTATTTGCAGAGCTAGATTCAGGTAAGCCAGCTAAGGATTCAAAATTAGGCGATGTGTTGGACGTAGCGATGCTAAAAGATGTGTTTAAAAAAGACCCAGACACAGACAAAATAGAAGTGTCGCAGGACAAGTTATTGAAAATATACGAATTTATTTACGGCAAGAAGCTTGATAGCGACGTTAAGCTAGATACAGAGGAAGCAGTGCCAACAATTAAGGGATTTGTTCTGCCAATTGCCCCAGCTAGCTTTATCGATGCAAACGGGAGGCAAATAGACCAAAATGCCAGCATTAAACCTAAGCAATAACCTAGCAGAGGAGCTAAGAGCCAATCATTATTGGACGCCAATGCCAGGACCGCAGACACTAGCGGCATGTCTAGCCAACGACAAACGCTATCGAGAAATACTCTATGGCGGTGCTAGAGGGGGCGGTAAGACCGACCTATCAATAGCCATTCTAGGCAAAAGGCTCAAAGACCCAAGGGCTAGGCAATTAGTTATTCGTCGCAACGCAGAGGACTTATCAGACTTCGAGGATAGGGCAATTCAGGCTTACAAGTTCATGGGAGCTAAGCTAAGACGCCATCCAATGACAATATCTGGTAAGGGTCTAGGCAGAATACTAGGTGGGCATCTGAATGACGAGGAGAGCTATACAAAATATCAGGGGCACGAGTATTGCCGGATTAATATCGAGGAGCTAACCCAGATACCACGTGAGGACATGTATTTGCGTCTTATTAGTTCAGCGCGTAGCAAATACAAGGACTTGTACCCACAAGTATTCAGCACTACAAACCCAGGCGGTATTGGCATGAGTTGGGTTAAGAAGCGCTTTATCGCGCCAGACAGGAGCTTATGCGACCTAATACCAAACGTCTATGTCTGGTATGACTATGACGGCAACAAGCACGAAACACACTGGCACACCATCATTGATAAAGAAACTGGGCTATGGCGTGCTTATGTGCCAGCCACAATCGACTCTAACCCTATCCTGATGAAATCAGACCCACAGTATGTGCAACAGCTGGAGGGGCTAAAGCATAGTAACCCTGAGCTTTACGAGGCATGGCGTTATGGTTCATGGGATATCCAGTTTGGTGCAGTGTTCGCCGACTTTAGTTCACGTAAGCACGTATTCAGTAGATTTGCTGACTGGGGAGTAACTGAGGACTACTACAAAGAGTCATGGAAAATATGTGGGATGGACTGGGGCTACAATGACGAGTGCGTCATCCTATGGGCGATGTTTGACCCAATTACTGATAGCGAAGAGCGTTCATTCATATTTAGGGAAAAGCACGACAATCACAAAAACCCAACATGGTGGGCTAAGGAGTTCGCAAAAATACAGAATATCGACCCTGTCGATATATTCGCTATGCCACACGATGCATATAGCCATTTAGGCGGCAATAAGCCAATCGTGGAGGTTTTCAAAGAGGAGACAGACAAACTACCGCCAGACAAGCGACCTAAGTATGTAAGAGCCGATAAGATGGTCAAGGACGTTAAGTTCAGCGCGATAAACTCTATCCACGATATGCTAGCAGACTCATCAGATGGTAAGCCATACTTGATGATACACAGGACTTGTGAGTATCTAATAGAAACATTGCCAACTATTGTCTATGCGAAAGATGGCGGTGGAGAAGAGTTAGACAACGATAACATAGACCACGCCCTAGATGCATTATTCTACACGCTACTGACAGCCAATAAAGTAAGGGGTAGGCTAATGAATAGGAGCGGTCTGCTTAAGAAGACTAAGCCATCCTATGTTGCGGGGGCTAAAGTTACTAACAAAGACATAGGACTAGATGTCGATACCTTGGTAGCAAATGCCATGAAACCGAAGCGTGACTGGAGAACTATTTAGTTATTTGGACAGTAGTTAGTTGGTGGTAGTGTGCTACCATATAGACAACAAAGGAGCAGTTAATGTTTGATGAAACACAACCTGTATTCAACGACCCAACAGTCGATATTATCACCGACAAAACAGGAATCATTGACGATAGACCTATTCTATCGCTAGACACAGACGATAGGCAGCTTATTGCCAATTTCAACCGATGGGTGACAGATAGCAAAAGCTACTGGAACGATAGGAGCGGTTACGACTTACAGAATGTGCGTAATCGTAATGAGCGTTACTATCTTGGCAAGCAGATAGACAAAAGCCGATTATATGACTACCAAGTTCCATACCAAGACAATGAGATATTTGTTGGGACGCAGGCAGTTATGGCTTATGTCACAGCGTCTGAGCCGTCTTGCGAAGTTATACCAGACAACGACCAGCCACAATCAATGGTAATGGCACAAGACCTAGAACAGGCAGTAAACATCCATACAGAGCGTTGGAACTTGTCTAGCAAAGTCAAGGCAGCCGTCAAGAACATGTATATTAAGCGGTTAGGCGTTATCAAGCTAGTCTGGGACGATAAAGCCAATGACATTAAGCCAATAGCAGTCGACCCAGAGCGATTGATACTGGACAAAGATTGCCAACTAGGCGAAGAGCCAAAATTTATCTGTGAAACATGCACCTGTAGCGTCGCTGCATTAATGAAAAAGTTCCCCGAAAAGGAACAGGCTATTATGCAATGCTTAGGCAGGGAGCGTAAAACGCCCAAACTGTTAGGCAAAATAGTCGCTTACAACGAAATCTGGTTCACTGACGAAACAGCTGATGATGATAGCCAAGAATGTGTGGCGTGGTATTTCGACAATATTATCCTAGATAAGATGAAAAACCCCAACTATCTATACGATGGTGAGGGCGCAGCGGTAAATAACTTCCTAGACAAGCCAACTAAGCCATACGTGTTCTTTAATTACATCAACGACGGTTCGAGCTTGATTGACCAGACAACACCGCTAGAGCAGGTCATACCGCTACAGGACGTGCTAAACAAGCGTGGACGACAGATTGTCGAGAATGCCGATACAGCCAATTCTATCCTAGTGCTTAAGAGCGGTTCAATTAAGGATGACGACGCAGGCAATATCACACGTGACCCCAACCAGATACTACTGCTAGACACGTTACCAGAACAGCCAGTCAGTAGTGCATTCGGCGAGATTGCACCACACTTACTGCCCAATTACGTTATTAATGATAAGCAGGACGTCAAAAACACCATCCATGATATCTTAGGCACGCCATCCCAGTTCAGGGGAGGTTCAGATACTAGCAATGTCGGCACGCTAGGCGAAGCCCAGATGATGAAGTCACAGGCTAGCGGTAGACAGGACGAGATAGTGCGTGAAATAGAGAAAAGCTTGGACACCTACTATAAGCTACTAGTTCAGATGATGAAAGTATACTATGACGAAACACACCCATTCGCAGCACGCGATAATGATGGTAAATTCGTCTATGTAGAGTTATCTAGAGCTACAATGCCAGATATTGCCAGTATTTCAGTAAGCCACGGTTCGCTACTAAGAGTCGACCGTGACCGCAAGGAGAATGTGGCAATGGCAATGGCTAGGATGGGATTGATTGACCCATACAACCTATTCAAAGACCTATCGCTGAAAGACGCAGACAAGCGTTACGAGTCGCTAGTCAAGTTTAAGGTAGACCCAACCAGCTTGGTAAGCGATGTGAGGTCTGAAGTAACCAACCGTGAAGCATATGTCGACTTTGCCGTGATTATGGGCGGTAGCGATGCCGAGCCACGAATGAATATCGACGCAGGCTATATCTTAGCCATGCGTAAACTACTGATGACAGACCAATTCCTGTATGCACCAGCTGATAGACAGCAAAAGCTACTGGACTACATCCACGGATGTGTTATCGATTTGAGCAACAGGGCTAGGTTAGAGGAGGCAGACAAGCAGGGGCTATTAATCGACCCAAGTTTGCCAATTACACCAGAGCCACCAATGCTACCGCCACAGCAACCTATGGGCGGTATGCCGATGCAGGGTAATATGCCACCACAGCAAGGGGCAGGGCATGGTATGCCAACCGACCAGCAGATGATGCAAGGTCAACAGGCAGTTCCACCTGTGCAAAATGTGCCACAGCAGGGTTCACCAATGCCAGTTCAGAACATCCAGCCACCACAAGATGCAAGTATATTAAGCGGATTAATGGGGTAGCGTATGAGCGTGCTTACTAACTTATTATCAAAAATAGCCAAAGATAAGGGCGACGACATAGCGGTCGACGCCTTATCATCTAATGAGTTACGCAATCGTGCTATGAATGCCATAGTTGATAATATACAAGGTGGCAAGCTTAATAATACGGCTAACGCTGTATTGGACAACGTACCAATCCTGACGAGGTCTGAGGGCGTTAGCAACATGGGCGTTATGATACAGCGTGGCAATACGCCAAAGTATGACAACGTAGCAGTTGGTAGCATAAACAGCGTACCTTTGTTTTTTTGGAGAGGGCAACCAAGTAAAGGCACACATTATCGACCCAGATATTGCCAACACAGGTCGAGGAGCGTTTGCAAGCATGGACACGGGTTGGCAGCCATACAGCTATATTCGCAATCATGCTGGTGCGACACCAGCAGACGCCCAGCGTGAGATGTTTGTGGGCGAGTTTGGAGCTACACCTATTGCCAACCGCCAACAACTGAGGGACAGAGTATGGAATCCAGACTTTTTGAGCAATACAGTAGATGATGGTATGTGGGGTGAGTTCAACGCACCGTTTACTAATAACGACCTATTGCATACTAGCCGTACTGTAGACCGCTCAATTAACCCTGCGAGGGAACAGGTTGCGACCCTGCGTAACGACCTCAGAAACGCTATTGTCGACGATGTAACAGCAGGTACAGACCGTGAGGACATGTTGCGTAGGCTTGGCAGGTACTTGCCAGTTGGTATCGCAACAGTAGGTACTCTAACGGGTCTTATGGGAGGTGGCAATAATGAATCCAGCTAAGGCAGTTGCAGACGCAAAATAAACGTTTTAGCCACCCAGCCATACTTGGTCTAGGCGGAGCAGTAATAGGCAGTGGGGCATTGTCTGGACTATTGGGTGGGGGTGATGAATCGTCAAGCCCTAATTATGCATAGCCGACAGATTTATTGTATATTATCAGTGTAAAGAAAGGGGATAATGAACGCTGATAATATCGATTTGGTAGACATTGCCGAAAATGCATATGATGCATCAGTAGATGATGATAATGCAGATAGCAGCAACGACCAAGACCAACAGCAAGACGACGTCAAAGAACAGCAGGACGTCGTAGAGCAAGAAACTAGCGATAATGAGGAGGAATCGCAGAGTGAGGAGAACGAGGAAACCACAAAAGAAACTGAGCAGGAACAAGCTAGCGATGAAACGCAAAACAGCGATGAGGAATCGAGCGATGAAAGAGTTAACGAGAGAGCAGAACAAGCACCGCAAATCACTGATGAGCAACTAACTGCAGAGCTACAGCGTCGTGGTCTGTCTGTTGTAGACAACAAGCAACAGCAGGAGAAACAGGCATACGATAATGACCCACGATTCGCCAAGCCGTCTGAGCTACCAGATGAAGTGTGGGGTAGGATGAGCGACGAGAACCGCTACATTTACAACCAGCTACCATACATGGAGATTCGAGGTAAAGACGGCAATGTTATCAGAGTAAAGACTGATGACCAGATACCAGACGGGTTTGAGTTTGCTAGCGAAGCCGAGAAGAACAGGTTCTATTCTAAAGACCTACCAGCCCAATCATTGCGTGCTGAGCGACTAAATGACCAAGTCAACCTAGCCAAACAACGCTATGAGCAGAGAACTGCACAGCAGGAAACGGCTAAGTATGTAGTAGACACTATCGACAAGTTGCAACGTGATGGAGTTATCCCTAAGTTCAATGCTAAGCCACGAACCAAGGAGTTTGACAACGACCCAGGCGTGAAACTAGCCAATGAGATTATCGCAACATGGCAACAGCATAGGGGAGCAGGCGAAAACATCACGCTAGAAACGGCAGCACAGGTATACAAGGCACTACACCCTGAGGCTTTCAAGCCAGTTTCTAGCACTACAGCCACAGACAAGGTCAGGAAGCAAAAATCAGCTAATATCAATGGCGGTAGCCGTGGCACCAGAAAGGACGCTACTAGCGGTTCTGATGTTCATGTATTCCCAACAGGGACTAAGCCAAGCGATATTGCGGATTATTACTTAGATAAATTAGATTAGGAGGAATATGGTATCTGTTAGAGAGCAGGAAGCACAGTTGCAAGCCGAGCTTATGAAAGCAACTGTACGTGGTGGTGAGCATACAACGTCTAAATCAATACGTGAAGTGTTGCGAGATATGTTTGACCCAACAGACTATGTTAAGCTAAAGAACTTCCTAGATTACCCAATCGGTTGGGTATACACCAATCCTAAAGACGAAAAGGTGGAGCAACCGTCAGCGTCAGTTAGGCGTGTTACATTCGGTCAGCCAAAATCACGTATATTGAAGCCAGGTGAAGTATGCGTAGTAATGGGCGGTGAGGCATATGTTGCAATCCCGCGTGTGTTCAAACAGTATGCACAGCAAAACGGTGGACTATCTATGATGAGTAGTAGCATGCCACTTATGGAGGAGTTCATTTCTAGGATGTATCTGGGCAAGTTCGACGCTAGCGACGCTATGCAGGTTATCGATAGCGAGGATGAGCCAACCAAAAAGACTAAGAAGTCTACCAAAAAGGCGGTAGGCGTGCCCATGCCAGACGACGTCGACAATCCCCTAGGGTTTGCAGACGAAGCAAAATCAGACGCTGAATAAAACTACCATGACTGTATAATTATGATATATGGATGAGATGAGCAGGTCGGTTGGCGAGATACAAGGTAGGCTAGACCTATTAGAGCAAAATATCACACGTGAGCTAGAGGACTTGCGAAAATCTATCAACAATATATCAGCAGTGCCAGTATCTGAGTTTCAGGCAAAGTCTGAGCAGCTAAGCGATGAAATGCACAGAAATGAGGACGACTTGGAGGGCATATCCAGGCGTATATCAGACTTAGATAATCGACTAACTAAGCATGAATCGTCTCTATCATGGAAAATAGGTGAGTTCTTTGATAACGCAATAGTCAAGGCAGTAGGGGTGGGCTTCCTTGTGGTAGCGGTGTTAGCGCTTTATGTAAGTTATGATAGCCAGATTAGCAAGTTAAAAGCGGAGATACAAAAGACCAATCAAGAAATTACTAGCATTGAGGACAAATAATGGATAGGATTATAGCTAGAATCATAATGGCAGTAGTTACCACAGTATTGGTCATACTGTCTATTATTGGCATAGCGGCGATAATATATCTATCTAATTGGCTACCAGTATTAGACAGGATAACTAATACATGTAAATATTACCCTAATGCATTTGCAGATTGTAAAAAGGAGGAGTAGAAATGTCAGACGAGCTAAAAGACCGTCTATATGAGGCAGCGAATGCTTATATGGACAAGCTAAAAGACGACGCTAACAACGACCCAGACGAGTCTTATTTGGACAAAATAGAAATTAAGCCATACTTGGACGGAACAAGCCTATTGATTGAAGTCAGCGGTCATGAGTTCGGAGATAAAGACCAGCCAGAATTTCTAAATGTTGTGGAAAAAGCCAAAGTATTTATCAGACAGTATTTCGCAGAGAAAGGTTGGGAGGACGAATTATGAGTATGCAAGGTATAGACGTATCAAAATGGCAACCAGAATCTATCGTAAGACAGGTACAACACGATTTCGCTATTGTCAAGGCTACACAGGGTAGCAATTATATAAATCCGTATTTCAACACCCAAATTAATGATGCATTATCGACTGGTAAAGCAGGGGTGTATCACTTCGATAACGGCGACGCTAACTGGCAGGCTGAGTGCGACCACTTTCTAGACGTCATTAAGAACTACATTGGTAAAGTGATGTTAGTGTGGGACTGGGAGTCGTCTGCCGTCGCTAGAGGAACTGATAGGTTAAGGAATATTCTATCGTATCTAAAGGACAAGCTAGGATTCGCCCCAGTAGTATATGCGTCAGGTTCGGTCATTACAGGTAATGGGCTACAGAATATCAGTAAAGAGCTAGACTGTGGCATATGGTGTGCTAACTACCCATTAGGTTATCAGACAATGGGTTACCGTTCAGACCTAACACCATATACAGCGTGCATGATGCACCAGTATACGTCTAGTGGTAGGCTAACTGGCTATTCTGGCAATCTAGACCTAAACCAGTTCTTTGGTGATGGCACAGCATGGGATAAATACGCCACAGGCAACGGTGCAATCACTAGTGGTGATTCTATCGACCATAACGGTGAGCAGGTGAAAAAAACCAATGAGCAAATCGCCAGTGAAGTTATCGCAGGCAACTGGGGTAATGGAGCAGATAGGGAGTGGCGACTAACTACCGCAGGGTATGACTATGCTGCTATCCAAAACATTGTCAATCAGAAGTTAAACTTCGACAATGCAGTATACACTGTAAAGTCAGGCGATACATTGAGCAGTATTGCCAGCAGGTATGGAACTACTTACCAGGTGTTAGCAGGTATCAACGGTATCGCTAACCCCAACCTGATATATGTTGGGCAAACTATCAAACTACCAAGTGGTGCTACTAATAACGCCCCAGCACAGCAGACTTACACTATCAAATCAGGCGACACTCTAAGCGGAATCGCCCAAAAGTTCGGCACAACAGTAGCACACCTACAGAGTATCAATGGCATTGCAGACCCCAACAAGATATACGCAGGAGATGTAATCAAGGTCTAGTAATGAAAGTAGAAAAGCTAGGCAGGCACACTCTAATTCACGGTGATGCTAGTTCAGACGATGTGAAACAACTATTGCAGAGCATGCCAATACAGTTAGTTATCAACGACCCACCATATGGCATGAATCTTAATACTAAGTATTCGTCAATGCACTTTGAAAAGACAGCCAACGCCAAGGAGTTCCTAAGAACTACTGGGGCTACCATGCCAAAAGACTACAAGCCAGTGATTGGTGATGATAAGCCATTCAAAATGAGCGACTTTGACTATCTGGACGCCCCAGAACAGCTATGGTTCGGTGCTGATTACTACCGTAAAGAACTTCCAGAGGGGGGGCGTTTCTAGTCTGGGATAAGAGGACGACTGAGTCGATGGACAAAATATTTGGTTCGTGTTTCGAGCTTATCTGGTCTAAAAAGCCACACAAGCGAGATATCATAAGATGCGTCTGGGCAGGTCTGTATGGGACGCAATATGAGGATATCAAAAAGCGTATCCACCCTACACAAAAGCCGACTAGGCTACTAGCTAAGCTAATAGACAAGTTCAGCAATGAGGGCGACACAGTAGTGGATATGTTCGGCGGTTCAGGTTCAACTCTTATAGCGTGTGAGATGACTGGGCGCAGTTGTGTCACATGTGAGATTGACGAACACTATTGCGACGTTATAAAGAATCGATATCAGCAATACGTAGATAAGCACAATGGTGGTAAAATTGTGGAAAAGGAGGAAGCATGAAACTAAGCGACAAAGCATACAACATTATCAAGTGGGTAGTGATGCTATTATTGCCAGCTTTAGCACTGTTATATCAGACCATAGCCCAGGCTTGCGGATTACCATACGCAGACACAGTCAGCGTTATCCTAAACGCAGTAGCTGTATTCCTAGGGACTATTACTGGCATTAGCACTCTGAATTATGACAAGGAAAATGGTCAAAGTGGGACGACCACAAAATAGATACCGATGGACAGCGTTATTTAGAGATGGTCATATTATCGAGCAAAGCGATGACCATGATTATTCACTAGTCAAGCTATTAGAATATACAAGGGGTAGTGGCGACAATCCTAAGCGTCACTACCTTTTATGGTTCAAGATAAACGACGAAAACGGCGAAACACCATTCACAGTCGACTTTGACATGGACGGAGATGCATACATATTCGTAACGGATGGTGCAATGCTGATGACAAACTATAAATTGCGGTCTGCTAACCTACTATATAACCGTGAGCTAGACGACAACGGATTAGCGTGGATAACTGTGGGGTTTGGCGGTATAAATACAATGGGCAGACTAGATGCCCGTGCTATCAGGATATCGCCCAGAGGCACTTACAGAATGATAAAAGATATCATGAGTGATTATGATAAACTAAAGATATAATTGAGGAGTAAATATGGCAGCAACAGCACAATTCTATGAGGATAACGGTGCAGCCACTGGTTCACCAGCTAAAGGAACTACACGTGCGGTAGCCCCTAGCTGTGACTGGAAGTCAGTAGACGATATCACCACACCACGAGCCAACGCAACAATTATTGCAGGGCAGAATAGCTATCATAAATACCAGTTCGTGAAATTCACTGGGACATTCAACAGCATTAGTGCAGGTAAATTCGCCCATACATCAGGGACGGTCGGCACTGGTCTAAAGATTGTCGACAAGATTAGTAGCACCTATGCAACACCAACTACCGCAGCCCTTGGTGGAAGCACGGATATCACAACCACTAAACAGATTAATAGCGGTCAGGCAGTGAAATTTAGTGCAACTGGACCAGAGGGGTCAGCTTCGGATACCCTAACATCAGAGGGGTATACCCAATACATCATTACACAGCTACAGACGGAGGCTACAGCAGCAGCAGGCGATATTGGCGATCAGGAGCTAACATTCCAGTGGAACGAAAACTAAAATATCTGTGGACAGCCGTATTTTACGATGGCACTAGCATGACGCAACCGCAAGACGATAAGTATTCTAAGCACGATGACAGCAAAGAATATAACCCTTCGTCATTCAGGGACGTTATCGAGTATTCAGAGAAATCACCGATATGGGCATTTATAATATCCAACCCAGATGATGAGAACGACTTTTACGGCGTCAGGCTAGCGGATGGGATGTTCTGTGCAGGTGGTAAGGAGTTTGCCCTACATAAGCAAGACGAAGAGATTGTGGATAAGCAGATTATCTATTACAGAACGATGCAAGCCAACATGCAGACAGGCGAGCAACGTTGCGTAGCGTATAATATAGGGTATAAGGGCAAAGACCCAGCTACTGGTAAGACAACGGAGAAAGTGATTACTGTGTATGAATAAATCTAACCTAGCTAATGGATTATTGCAGGGTAGTCTAGATACAACATCTACCACTGTCAATTTGCAGTCTGGATACGGCAACATTATGCCAGCAGTGCCATTTTATATTACAGTAACGCCATTCGGTCAGCTATCGACGATGGGCAACAGCGAAATAATGCAGGTTACTGCTAGGACTGGCGACACACTAACTGTTGTCAGGGGACAGCGTGGCACAACAGCTAAGTCATTCATCAATGGCGACGTTATTTCTAATGGTATTTACACTGAGGATATAGACGAAAAAGCTACCAAACTATCTATACCTAATGGCACTGTGCCATATCGTCAGGGAACTGGCAGTGGAGAGCCAGATAGTAGCATGCTTATCAGTGATGATGCTACCGAAGGGACTTTAGCCCAGTATGGGGCAGGTGGGACGATGACGGTAAGTTCACCGACAGACGATTCCCACGCAGCGACTAAGAAATACGTAGACGAGAATAGCCGTGCTAAAGTCGGAGACATATTCATTTCAATGAGGAATAACCCCGCCCCAGGTCGGTTATTCATGGCAGGCGGAACTTATAACAAATCGTCATACCCAGACCTGTGGCAACTAGTCTATGACAACGCAGGATACGGCACAACGACGTCGACGACCTTTACCTTGGCAGATATGCGTCAACGCATGCCAATCGGAAAGTCGTCCAATAGTCCTTTTACGACGTTGCGCAACACTGGTGGCTCTGAAACAGTGGCTTTGGGCAACAACAACATGCCGTACTCGGCTATCATGGACAAACAAACTCAAACAGGTGGTTGGGGCGCACAGTTCGTCAATGTCCCGTCTGGCCACTATGTGATGGGTCCAAAAGGCTCGGACGCCACACCCCATGAGAATATGCCTCCATATATAGTGGTCAATTACGAAGTAGTGGCACTATAAAGCTACCACCTCATAATTAACTACTATGTATGGATTAAGTATCGACATTGCAGCACCGCCACCAGTGTTATTAGTTCCCATGGTAGTGTTTCTGCCGCCATATTGGACGGCATTGAGTGACCATTGACTACCTGGCGTGCCGTTACCTTCCGAAATAGTATGGCTATGCGACGGCATTTCATCGACGGTAAGCGTGTGCGATATTTCACCGCCTATATTACCTAATGACGTAAAAGGACTATTGGACGACGTTATAGCAGGATGTTGCAATATAATAGCAATATACCGCCAATACAATGGCAGGAGTCAATACAATGGCACAATTCTGGACAGACTTTAGCAACGAAAATACTAGCAATACATTTATATCCAGCCCCAACTGGGCTACTAGGGTAATACCAGCCAACACAACGGCAAGGTTCGTGCAACAGTCAGGGCGAAAGGTATTGCAGATAAACCAGCAGTCGACAACTGGTCAGGTATACATTGAATGCACAGGTATTAAGACCGCAGGTAATACCAATGTAGAGTCGCTATGTAGGTTCAGCGTCAATGCAGTGCCACAGAATCCAGGTAGCTTCGGTATTTTATTGCACCGATATAGTGCAAACCCATTAGGTGGCTTTAGTCTAGCGTTCATTCCAACTTACAGTCAGCTATCGCTATTCCTAAACGACGATTTCACCAATAAGGGGGCGAATTATGCATTCTATAATTGGCAGAATAACGTTATCTATTGGTGTAGGTATAAGACAGACGGCGACGCCCAATACTGTAAGATATGGCGTGATAATGAGTCGGAGCCAGCAGACTGGACATTTAGTGCTAATTATCATATCAACGCAGCGTCTAACGCTACATATGGTGTTGGAAACTATAAAGCCCCATCTACAGTTACATATTACCAATACTCAATCGGCACAAATGGCGACCCAGCCCCTAAGTCGCAATACGAAATCAAGCAGAATGCTAATGCACGTATTACTAAGGTTCGGTCTATAGACCAAAGTGCCAACTCTAGAGTGTCTGTTATCAGACCAATAACTACCACGGCTAACGCCACAGTCGGAACTATACCCACAACAACGCCACTAGGAGTCTATGGGGGCGGTTACGCAGGGTCTAACGGCTATGGGTCTGGCTATGGTCATGGTATAAGACCAGCTTTTACGATTGAAAACACTACAACCACCGCTAACGCCCATATCGAGCGTGTGGAGTCTGTTACGCAGTCAGCCAACGCCCATATCGAGGTTATTAGAGCATTAAGTCAGACTGCCAACGCAAGTCTAGAATCATTCTATTTTACGACCTACACAACACAGTCTGCCAACGCTAGGATAGAGCGGTCAGAATCTGCAACACAGACAGCTAACGCCCATATCGAGCGTGTGGAGTCTGCCACACAATCAGCTAATGCATTCATAGAATGGCAAAAGAGTGCAAACCAGACAGCTAACGCCAACATAATATGGCAAAAGCAACTGTCACAGCCAGCTAATGCATTTATCCAGTGGCACAGTATTATCAGTCAGCGAGCCAATGCATTCATTATCTGGCAGAAGTCGATTAAACAGACCGCCAACGCTAATATCATCTGGCAAAAGCAATTATCACAGTCAGCCAATGCATTTATCCAATGGCACAGTATTATCAGCCAGCGAGCTAACGCAATGGTGGAGTGGCAGTATGATATCAACCAAACTGCCAACGCCCATATTGAAAAGGTATTGTCTGCAAATCAGTCTGCTAATGCATATATCATCAGGATAGATAGCATAAATCAGACCGCCAACGCTAGAATCGAGCATATATGCAGTATCGGTATTACCGCCAACTCTATTATTCGCAACCCATCACCAGAAAAAAGACCACAAGAGTGGACGCCAAGCGGAGATAGCAAGCCGACAGAGTGGTCAGATAGTAGTTCAGCTAAAAATGCTAAATGGAGTAAGAGCCAAGATGAAAAGCCAACGGAATGGACTACCAGCGGAGATAGTAAACCGACAGAGTGGACGCCGAGCGGAGAAAAACAGCCAGCTAGTTGGCAACCAGAGTATTATGACTGATGATATAATAAGCGGTAAGAGGGAGTATCTATGAAGACATTTACCCAAATGAAACAAGCAGTCGCAGACTATTGCGGATTATACGTCGACGCTAAAGAGATGACGAAAGTAGCCGACGATATCAACAATGGTGCTAAATTATTCCAGAACGCTGCTAGACGATACTACACACGCAGAGAACGCAAGACAGACCTTAAGGCTAACCAACAGTATTACCAATTCCCAAGCGATATGCTAAGGGTAGCTAACGTCAAATGCTTATATGGTAGCTATTATGCACCGCTTAAGGAGATTAAAAGCGAGGACGAGTGGATTAGTCTATGCACTACTGTATTGACTACTACCAGCGTGCCAACGTATTTCTTTATCAAAGGTGCTGATGAGGTAGGACTGTTCCCAGTGCCGAGCGAAGATGTCACGGATGGGCTAGTAGTAACATTCGAGCCGAGAATGGTGGACATGTCTATCGAGGATATTGAAGTGCCAGTTACTCTAGTAGAGGGTAGCAACACTGTCACTGCTACTGGTGATGCAACATTCCCAAAGACGGTCATTAATAACTGCTACCTAACCAACAGTGATGGGTCTGATGGCAACTGGTATAAGGTCAGCAAGTATATCGACGAACACAATATCTGGATAGACAACTACTACCAAGGGTTAAGTGATAATAATGCGACTGTTAGGATTGGGCAATGCCCACAGTTCCCAGAGGAATACCACGACGCCCCTATTTACTATGCATGCCAGCAATTCTTTACGCTTAGAAAAGACCTAGAAAGTGCTAGCTATTATAAGCAGATGTTCGACGACCTTTACGAGCGTTACCGTGCAGCATATGGCAATAAAGCTAGTGGCGGAGTGGTCAACCCAACTAAAGCAAAGCCAGATATCGGAATTAATGTAGCGTTCCCATGGATTATTAGGGGGTAATAATGGCAGTAGGCAACACTGGTGATATTGTAGTAAGCCAAACATCATTCTATGGTGGCATGGGGACTGACAATAAGATAGGCATAAAGAATAGCTATGCTGATTCGGAGTGTCTAGACGCTAGAAAAAGCCCCAGCATGCTAACTGTGCTACCTGGGTCTAGAAAATTGGTAGACGACGATATAGACGGTCTAGTAGTATCAATGACGCAGACGCCAGATGGCATTAGATGGGGGCTAACTACTAATGGACACCTATATAAGATAGACGACAGCAACGATGTTACTAATGTAGCCACTTTATCTAATTGGCAGGATGGGACATTTGGCGACCTAACCTACTTTGAGCAACAGGATAGTATCTATATCACTGGGACAGACCGTGTATATCAGTATAAAAACGTCACCAATGGTAAATCTACTGAGTTATTGACTCTTTCGCTAGACCATAGTACTTATCCAACGGTAGCACAGATATTAGCACGTGATGCGTCTGATAGATGGACAGGTAATGGCACTGACAGGTGGTCATTCCAAAACGGCAACAATGGAACATACACCGTTAAGACGTCATTGAGCGAGAATGACGACGATAAGTGCATATTTCTGCCAGATATCACGCCGATGATTAAAATATCGGTCAGAGTTAGAAGCCACCCAAGTTCAGGGGCACTGACTCTAACGGTTCACGATGAGGCTAACAATGTGATGGCTACTGCCAGCAATACCGCAGCCAATATCGATAGTAACGGCATGCTAGACTTTGAGTTCGCCCAGACCAAGTTAGGCGATTACACCAACTTTGGCACAGAATACCATATACACCTAGTCGCAGCCCAGTCAGGCTGGACAGTTGATACATATGAATCAGGCAAGATGTATGGTCTACATTTCTACTACTATGCGTCGATGCTATTTACGACTAAAAGCGGATTCCACCCTATAATCAACTATTCTGGGGCGTCTATCATTATTGGCAACGGTCAGTATATCGTGGACTGGATACCTAGCGGTCTAAAGACCGAAACTACAGACTTTTATTCACCATGCCGAGCAATTATTGAAAATGGCATGGAGATTACCAGCATAACTACCAATGATGAGTATATTGTGTTCGGTTGTGAAAAGGTTGGTATAGGAGATAGCCGAACATTCCAGCAGGGTATGATTGGGTTTTGGGACGGTCAAGCTAGCACTATCAATTTCAAGATAGATTGCCCAATGGGCGACCCCAAGAGCTTATACACCTACCAGAACATCACCTATATGTTCGTGGATGGTGCTATTTATGCGTATACTGGAGCTAAAGCACTAACCAAAATCCGGACTATACACGATAGCCAGAGTGAATACACAGGCATAGAGGACAATACAGACGTATACAACCACGCAATGACGGTTCGTCGTGGAATGCTATTGATGGCTTATCCATGTATTACCAATCTGGTGACAATGCGTCATGGCATATATAGTTATGGGGCAATCGACAAGAACTACCCAAATAGCTTTTACTATTCATACAACATCCCTGAGTCTATCGGTAATTACAACACAGACCAATATACCTACCAGATAGGCGGTTTGTGGAATTACGGAGATACACTCTACTTTGGCTATAAAATACACGACGTCAAAGCCGATACAGACACTTACAATATTGCGATTGTGGACAACAAATCATTGCCAGCACGCAACTTCATGTATGAAAGTCTGGAGTATGATAGCGGTATGCCGTGGAAGTCAAAGGAGCTTATGCGGTTAGTGTCTACATTCGAACCATTACCAAACGGTTGCACTATCCAGCTAAAATATAAGCTAGACGGTGGCGACTGGGTTATTGATGAGCGACAGGCTAAAGAGGGCGACACGGAGATATACTTTGAAGTCAACAAGAGGTTCAAGGATATGCAATTCGGCATTGTCGGAGCTAACACAGGTAGTGTGATGACGCCAGCAAGGATTACTTCGGTGGGGGCTAACGTTCGAGAACTGAGCGAGGAAGGCAAGATGCAGAGATAATGGCAAACGCAGTATATGACCCTAACACCAACGACTTAGTGCCGTCATTCAGCCAGATTAAGCAGACCAAGCTAGAAAAAGGGTTCGCTGAGATAGACAATGTTAGTGAGGATAGCATTGCCCAGCAAAACCAGATAGCACCACGGCAGACTAGGACAGGCATGACTAGAGGTGACCAGCAGATAGAGGGTCTTATCCAGATTAAAGACCGCAACGGCAGAGTAGTTATGATGATGGGCTATTCGCCAGGAGCGTTCTAGCGTGGCTTATGCAAAATTAGATAGAACCCTAAGACCTGCTAAAGACTATGGCATCAAGATTGCCAAAAAGGGTTATGACGCAAGGACAGCAGCTAGCAACCAGCTACTGTATAATTCATCATTCCCCATGTTGCAGATAGTCGATATTGTCGATGATGATTCGGCGTGGACTGTTATAAGCCAAGGGCAAGTTCAACAGTGGTCTAGATACACTGGCAACACTGTCAATAGGTGGATATATCAGGCTAAACTTAGGCATGGTCTATGCTTCCCACCAATGCTATTGCCAGTTGGGGCATTCAATACAGGTCTAGACCAACCAGCTAGATACTATGCCCAGAATCTGAAATGGGACGATGAGTATGTATACGCCGACTTTACGTTCTATACGCAGTCGGAATATAACAACTTTATCAACAGTGGTAGTAAGGTTAATAAATACATTATATGTGCAGTAGATATATCAACTGATATTGAATATCCATACTTCGACAGTGCTTTAGAAACAACATGGGGTGAAGTATACGACTATGGGCTTAAGCACCTATTGACAGACGACGTTAATACTACAAACCCACAGAAACTGGGTCTGAATGCCAACGTGCAATCACAACTAGCTATTGCGGTTAAGATTGCGACTGTGGATAACGTGAATAAATGCTTTTATGTGCCAGCAGGGCTAACTATCAATGATTTGACGGTATATCCATACGTTCAAGATTATGACGGATATTGGACTATTGGTACACCATCATACCAAGATGCGTCTGGCTACAGAATAGCGACAGTAGGTGAAGAAACAGGTTATGCACTAGATGGGCAGTATTATGGGCAAAAGTGTTCACTAGTAGCAGTTAGGCAGCCAATGATTTCGTCTGACATAACAAGATACAACTTCCATATGGGGTAAAATAGCAATATGA